GCGTACATTGACGAGATTGCGGAGGCCGGCTTCAACGTGCATCCGTGCATCAAATCGGGGGGGCAAGGGGACAAGTCGTTCGTCCGTACAGGGATCAACCGCATCAAACGCTATCGCATCCACATCCACCAAGACAGCACCAACCTACAGGCCGAGATCGGCTCCTACAAGTGGCGCCACACCAAAGACGACGACCTCTTGGATGAGCCGGTGAAGTTCCGCGACCATGCTCTTGATGCTGTGCGGTACTATGTCGGATCGCGGCCGGAGTCGTCTGAAACGACTATTATCCAGGTGCCGGACTGGCTTCAGGCCGAACTAAATAATGCGATGTGACCGGGTAAATACTTGACGGGACTGCTGCGCGGGGTAGCATACGAAAGACTACGAAACCGTAGATGTTGCATGAGGTTTTTCCAATGCCCTCGCGGAGGCGTGGTATCCGCGACGAAAGGACTCGAAGATGAAAGGACACGGATTTTTCTGGGCGATCATCATTGGACTGCTTTTGGTCGCAAGAGCAACGTGGTCGCAGGAGCCGAACGAGCCGCAAATCACGATTGACCCCCATTGGAGTGTAGAGGCCGGGGGGGCGTTGGGCGCTGATGGGGATAGTCTGTTCCTCTTTTCGGCGATGTACTGGCGAGACTACGTCAATGATGGCGGGGTCGGTGTTGTGGGGATTGGGGACGATACAGCCGACGGCGAGCAGTCGATCATTGTCGGACCGGGAGCGGAGTTCCCGACGGGTCCGGTGTATTCGACTATTGCGCAGGAGGTCCTGCCGGACTCGTGGGCGTCTATGTTCAGCAGCCTACAGACTTTAGCAAGACCTTACGGGCGGGTGGCGCTGCTGTTCGACGAGGATGCCAAGGCCACTCCGTTGCTTGGTACGGGTGTGCGCCTATTCCCCAATTCATCCGTACAGCTGACGATTCGCACGGACTGGATAGCCCCCCAAGGACGAGCCAAGGAATTCCTGGCCGATGGTTTTCTCACGTCGGTCAACGCGACCTGGTTTTTTTGATCTCAGGGCAACTACCCGGGGGACGTGGGTTCGCGCCGAGATAGACAATGCAATGTGAGGTTTGCCATGTTAGAGAGAATCTTCCCCTCAATCGGCCTGAACCGTGAGCGTGCCCGACGCCAGATCGCCGAAGAGGTGGCCGCCCGCAAGGGGGCCGAAGCCCTGACGGCGGTCCTGGCTGAATCCATTCCGGCCTTTGCCAGGGACAACGACGAGGATCAATGGTCGGCGTCGACTACCGGACGCGAGCCCTTGGATTACGGGGCGGGCGATCTGGCGGCGATGTGGCAGACGGCGCTGGAGCTGAGCTACCATCCGGGCGGGCGAGGGCTGCTCGATACGATGGAGAGTTTTGTCATAGGCGAGAGTATGCGCGTGCTGAGCGCCGACGAGAACCCCGAGGTCCAGGAGTACTGGGACGAGTGGGCGGCGCTGAACAACTGGGACATGAAGAGCAAGGAGGTGTTTCGGCGGTATCTACGGGACGGCGAGGCGTTTCTGCGATGGTTCAAGCCCGAGAAGCCAGAGGGGCACCTGTTGGTGCGGTTCATCGAGCCCCCGGAGATTATCGATCCTGGTGGGTATGGTTCCTGGGGCAACCACACGCTCGGCATCGAGACAGACCCGGACGATATCGAGAAAGTCCTGTTCTACTACCGCAACTACGGTCGGACGAGCGCGGGTAGTCTGAGCCCGCAGACCAAGTGGGAGCAGATCGAGGCCGAGGAGATCGACCATTTCAAGTGCCTGGTGGACTCCAACGTCAAGCGGGGCCGGTCCTGGCTGATGGGGGTGGGCAAGTACATCCGCATGCACGAGCAGTGGCTGGAGCAGCGGTTCCAGCTGAACCGGATGCGCAACCTCTTTGCAGTGATCGGGAATATCACGAGTTCCGGCGGCAGCGTCGACGTTGCGGCCACGAAGAAGAAGTTCACCAACACCACGGGCAAGACGATCTCGGGACAGGGAACCCCGAAGAAGATGCCCTCGAACGCCGTGATGCTGATACAGAAGGGCATTGACTGGGACCTCAAATCTCTCAATATCAACGCTTCGGACGCCAAGGAGGATGGCCGCAACATCCAACTACTCATCTCGGTGGGGACGGGGCTGACCGAGTACATCGTGCGAGGCGATGCGAGCAATTCCAACTACAGTTCGACCATGGTCTCCGAGTCCCCGATGGTCAAGATGTTCCAGAAGCACCAGGACTTGTGGAAGTACATGCAGAACGTCATCCATGCCCGAGTGATCCAGCACGGGGTTCTCACTGAGCGACTGCCGGCGACGAGTACGAGAACTACCGAAGGGGGACGCCGGCTTACTTCTCGCGCAACTCGCATCGCGCGGCGCCAGGGACGGGGCGACCTCGTGGAATTCATCATGGAGCGGGCCCGGACACGAGAAGCTCGGCTCAAGGAAGGCGAAGAGAAGGTACCCACCAGCCTGGAATGCCAGGTGGAGTTCCCGCCCTTGATCTACCGAGACCTGCTCCAGGAGACCCAGTCGCGGGCGATCCACCAGGACCGGGAATGGGCGTCGCGCCAGACCTGCGCCGCGGCGATGGGGTACGACTCGGAGCAGGAAAAGGCCGAAATTGCCAAGGACGAAAAGGACGATCGGGAGCGTGCAAAGGACGCGGACCGGGAAAGCTGGGGTTGATCGCACCTAACAATCATAGGGGCTCTATCGCCCCCGAACCCTGATGGAAGGACCCACTGATGGCATTGACAGACGCTGAACACAAAACGCTGGTCAAACTGTACGCGAGTTGTCTGGACAAGGACCAAAAGCCGCGTGCGGACGCGACGACCAAGGAGTTGAAGGAGCTGGGCGAGCTGATTGGCAAGGCCAAGCCGGATGAGCCGATTCGGCCGCAGGTGGTCAAGAACTACCGGCCCAGTGAGCAGGCCAAGGGTCTGAAGGAGAGCGGGGCTGAGTTCCAGGGCGTCGAGGTGAGGAACTTCGGGACCCAGGAGAAGCCGGACCCCGTACTGCGCGAGTGGTTCTACGTCGGCAAGGGCAAGGACCGCAAAGCGGTATTCGTCCAGAAAGGCCGGGTCATTGAGGCGGGCCGCACGATTGCCAGAAGCGCCTATACACGCTTCCAGAAATAGGGTATAATACCCGTATGGGTCAAGCCGAACAGGCTGCCGGGCTGGCGAGGATCGACCAGGTATGGGCCGACCTGAGACAGCACCGGGAGGACATCGAGACCATCGTGACCTACGGCCTGCCGGAACCGGATGACGCGGAGACGGCCGAGCACCACGACTTGCTGGTGCGGATGATGGCGTGTGTGGTGGCGATGGAATTGGATCGTCGGCGACTGAGCTGAAAAGGAGTTCAGTGGCCGGTTTGGGTTTTCTGGACGAGACTACGGAATCGTATGGTATCGTAGGGTGCTGGTTATGCTAAATCGCAGGGACTTGACGAACCAGATCAGATACACCCATGGATAACCTCGCCAAGATAATCCGAGATGCCACCCTGAAAGGCCGAGCCGACTGGGAGGCCTACGTGGTCCTGCAGAACAAGCAGCTCTACGATCTCTACCAGGGGTATGCGGACCAGTTGGCGAGGGAATTGGCGAGGAGCCAGTACCAGGGGAAAATCCCGCCGGGCGCCCAGGTCCGGCTGAATAAGCTGGTCAAGAAATCCATTCCGCCCTTCCGCAAGTCGATTGCCAGCTCGATCCGGCGGGGGGCGTCCCGTTCGGTGGACCAGGCGTTCGTGACTCAGATCCTCGCTCTTGATGCCGCGGGCCTCGCCCAGAAGATGATTCAATTGGGCTCATCCTTCATCGGCAAGGGCGGCAAGGTGATCCGCTGGAACGCGGCCCAGGAGACGTTCCTCGCGAGCACGTGGAGCCGCATGAACAAGAACGCCGTCGACGCGGCGATGGCGTGGAAGCCGGGGGGCATCGCCTTCTCCGATCGGGTGTGGGATCTCACCTACCAGTCGCAGAAGCAGATGCTGGGCATCATCCAGAGGGGGGTACAGGATGGCAAGTCGGCGGCAAAGCTCAGTCGGGAGCTGCAAGGCTTCCTGGTGCAGCCTGAGACGCTGCGGGGCAAGGCGCTGAAGGCCCTCAAGCCGGGGCGGGGGGTCTACAAGAGCGCCTACGCGAACGCCAGACGGTTGGCGAGCACGGAGTTGAACAGAGCTTTTGTGGAAGGCACCTACCGCTACGCCCAGCAGAAGACATGGCTGGACGGGTATATCTGGCGGGCGGGCTCTGGTAATCCGTGCCCGATATGTGCTTCAGAAGTCGGTCTATTCTTCCCGAAAGACGAGCCTCCGGATATCCCTGCGCATCCACATTGCGTGCGAGGTGACGTTAAACTCAGTGCAGTAAGCGATGCTCAGGCGGCGTCCTGTCGGCGATACCGGGGCCTGATGTTGACGATCCACTGCCTCTCTGGTCGATCGCTGGCGTGCACGCCGAATCATCCGATCCTGGCGGCCTCTAAAGGGTGGTGCCCAGCCTATCGGTTGCGGCCCGGGGATAGCGTGATCTGTTCTGCGGGGCCGCAGGAGGGGACCCCGGCTGAGTCCTGGTGGGCCGACAGCATAAAATGTCACACAGAACTTATCACGCAGACGCCCGATATGTTCCACGGGGACGGCACATCGGGAGAGGGGGCCGCGTTGGTAAAGAAACACTGGCATGTTGATGTGCTAGACCCCCTGCTGACATACCCGGACCGGATTGTGCACATTGAAGACGATGAGTGGGAGGGGGATGTCTACAACCTGGAAACGGACGCTGGCTGGTACTTTGCGAACGGCACGGTGGCGAAAAACTGCCGCTGTTATCCGGAAATGCACATCCAAGGCGACCCGATGGAATAGGTAGTGAAAGGCGTACCATGACACCGCACGAACTGGCAACGCTCTGGAAAACACCGGAAACAGGCCCGCATTTGACCCCGCTACCGGGCAAATGGAAGGCGAACGAGCGTGATTCTGGAGTTATCTAGTCCGTGAAAAATCTTACCCAGTCCACCGAAAAACCCTTGAGTCCCTCGGGTCGCAGTGATA